TTATACTTACGTAGCTCGGCCACTACCGGGATAACCCAAAAGCGGCGGTTTCCCGTGTCGCCCTTTAGAAATAGTGCCTCGTTTGTGGTTCCGCAAAATACACACTGCCGCGGATGCTCCAGCACTCGACGCGCATAGGCCGCGCGGTAAATGTCCACCTGCTTAGACAAATGCGCCTTAACCTGTTCCACGTCGCTGCGCTTGATGCTGGAAAGCTCGCCCAGTTCCACTACCCACGCACGGCGTAGCTGCTCCATACCCTCTTTGCCCTCCAGCGTCGTAATACTGTCGTTAAACCATTTGCCGCCCATAACGCGCAGCAGGGTAGATTTGCCGATACCCTCGGCACCACTCATAATAAGGCAGTAGTCGTATTTGCAGCCGGGGTTAAATACTCGCGCTACGGCCGCTACAAAGTGTTTGCGGCTCATAGCTCTATTTAGCTCGCTATCCTCTGCGCCCATATAGTCTATAATTATCCTATCCAGTCGCGGCACTCCGTCCCACGTTAGCCCGCTGAGGTAGTCGCGGATAGGGTGGTAGCTATGGCGGGTTAATACCGCCGTTAGCGCGTCCGCTATCTTTTCCTTGCCCGTTATATCGTAGTGCTTTTCCAGCCATACGCGCAGGTTAGCGTCGTCGGTGTCCGTCCACTGGTTAGCGTTCTTATTCCACGGCAGGCCGTCTTTAGCTGAGTCCATACCCGTAAATAGGTCGTGGACTATATGGCCAGCCAGCGCGGGGTCGTTCTCCAGTATAAGGATAATGTTAGCTATGTTGCACAGCAGCTTACCGGATTTGGTGTACTCTAATTCCGCTTTCCACTCGTCGTTATAATCTTCGGGCAGTTTCGCGTCGTCTAAGCCGTCGAAATCGTCGGCAGCTGCCTGCGCGCGTTCGCGGGCCATCAGCAGTTTAACGGCTTTATCCTTTGCCGCAAATTCCTGCATAGCCGCGTAGCTCGGTTTTCTTGTCACGTCTAAAGCTCTGCTGCCCTCGTCCTGCGCGCCGAATAGATGCACGCGGCAAAGGTCGAAAGCATTGCACAGCTGCTTACTGGCGGGGTCGGTTTCGTGGTGGCTATAGGCAAATTTGCCCTCGTAGCATACCAAACCGCCCGCCACACTTCCCAGCTTATAAGTGTAGCGGCCATCGTGTCCGGTTTTCTCGTATTTGTCGCTAAGGAAATTATCTATAGCGTCCTCGATGCTGTAGGCGCGGCAAAATGCGCCTATAACTCCCGGCTTTTCGGTCGGGTCTCCCTGCTTCTTAATTTCGTGCGCTATAACGTCGCCCTCTCTGCTGGATAGCGGCCACGCGCTAACGTCCTTATAATCGACGTACTGCGATAGTATAGCGTCCACGTCGCAGGCTGGCCCGTCTTGGTAGTCGAAAACAAAGTCAGCATCTTTACTGGTACTTGGCCAGTAGAATAGGCGGGGCAGTTCGTAGGTGGTATCGTCGAAAAGGTCTATACCTATCTCGGCCGCTATCTTTCTGCAAAGCGGCTCATATTCGGCCGGCGATACCTGCCTGCTGAGTGGGAAAACCAACCTATAGCGCGGTGTCTTACTGCTATGCTTATGCGTGCTGTATATCATAGCAGCGAAGCCGAAAGCCATAGTAAAGTCGTCCCATACGTTTACGGTACCGTAGTCTATATCCAAAGTGGCGACGGTACGATACATTACGTTAGCGTTCTTACGTATGCCGCCGCTCAGATACCCGCCCACAAAGCCACCCACGTCTTTTACGTTACTTTGTTCCTCCTTGCTCATACGGGCGTATTCGGCCGCCGTTTCCCCGGTACGCTTGGTCTCGCTGCATCGTTGCAGCAGCTCAGACCAAAGCCAGTGCCGGTTGCGCCATTTCTTAGCTATGCGGCTGTGCGCGGTCGCTAAGTCTATGGAAAAATCATTATTTGGCCTTATATCCATTTAGCAAGTTATTAAAATACTCTGCATCGTTGCAGAAAATTAGTACGTCCCTTATACCTCTGCGCGCTTTGCTAACGCGCATTTCAAAGGGTCTTAGTTCCTCGTCTAACCGGGCGTATAGCTCCGTTAGATTAACTGCGGGCAGTTCCGCTGCCACGCGGTTGCTAAAATCACGGGTAGCCATAAATTATTCCTCCGCGATATAGTCCACGCAGGCCGCCGGCGTGTCGTCCACTGAATTATCGGTTAGGCTGCACTCGCTGCCTATATAGGTATGCACGCACAGCGCGCAGTTACCACAGCATCTAATCTCGTCCGCTTCCATACGCTTTAGGGTTGTAAGTGCCCGCCTTTCGGCGGGCTAAGATTAAAGAATAACTATTAACTACTAACGTAAAAATGCTGAAACTGGCCTAACTCTGAACTTGTACGTAGCCTTAGTGGTGCCGTTCGCGCCGCCGCCGTTGAGGCTCAAAAGCCACGCGTAGGTCGCGCTGTACTCGGTAGAACTCCAGTACCAATCTTTAGCGAGTGGCTGGCCTCCTACGAATTTAAGGGCCTCGTTAATCGCGTACTGGTTAAGGCAGATTATATACAGCTCGCCCAGTGACGGGATATACTCGCCGTCTTTTAACTTAATCTGCGGGTTAAGTCCGATTTTACGCAGGTGCTGTGTGTTGGTCTCTCCGTCGTAGTCCTGCACGGCTTCTTCGTAGTCCTCGATATAATACTGGCTGTCTCCGGTTTTGTCGTCGCTGTCGGTAAGCGTTACGTCGTTGCCTCCTGCCATATCAGTAAGGGCCACCGCTACGCTGTGGTCTCCTTGCACGATGCCGATATACTCGGTACTCTGTGGGGCCTCTGTTAGCTTGCCCTCAAACAAAACCGCTGCGCCGTCGCTACCTATAAGGTAGATACCATCGCCCAGTCTGTTACTGGCTGGTTCCTCTTTGCTGTCGTTTACAAAGTTCCAGCATCTTTTTGCCTTATCTACGTCGTAGCCATTTTTGGCCAGCAGGTACATACGCGCGCGGGCAGCGTCGCTAAGTTTATTTGTTTCCATAGTCGTAACCGTTTAATTTGTTCATACTCTTTTTAACCTTGTCGTAGCAGGTATCTGCCGCGTAGCTGTTAGCTACCTCTCCGTGGTCGCTCAGTATCTCGTCCTCTGCGCCCTTTCCGTAGTTATGCAGGAAACATAAAAACTTTGTGCCGTTGGATAACTCGACGATATAGGGTATATCGTTCTCTGTTCCAAACTCTCCCTTTTCAAAGCTGCTAACGCCTACGGTGTAGTTTGGGTTAAACTCGATAACGCCGTTACTGGCAGTCCATCGCTTTTCGCCGTATCTGCGGATAGCGGCGTACTTAAATTTCAAAAATCTTTTGTTCATAATTACTTTGTTAGTCTTTAATGTAATACGGGGTAGTGTAGCCTGCGCCCTTTAGCGGTAGGTCTCGGCACCAGCTTATCGGCTGGCTAAATATCGCCTCTACGTCGTTAAGTGTCTGCGTCTCGTTCGCTTCTACTATTATTTCGTCGTGAACGTGGAAAACTATAGGTAGCCCGCTTTGCTCTGCCCGGATAATAACCATACCCAGTATATCGCGGGCCGTTGCTTGTACTACGTTCTCCGTCAGCTTACCGCCGTAGGTTCTAACCTTTTCCCACTTTTTGGTCGTTTGGTTCAGTCCCTCATACTCGATAATCTCGTGGTCGCCTCTCCAGCCGTCGCCGGTCTCGATGCCGATAGTAGCACGCGGGTAGCAGATAGTCCGGCCGGACGGTAGGGTAATAAGCAGCATACCCCATTTGTAGGAAACTACTATACCGCGGTGTATTGTGATGCTGTCGCCGGTCTTAATGGCCTTAACTGCCGCGGCCTCTATCGTACTCCAAAATTTGACGATGTGCGGGTTAGCGTCTCGCCACTTCTTAACTATCTCCCTTTCCTCGCTTTCGCTCAGTCCCATACGGCTACCGCCCATATTTTCCAGCGCGTTAATGCCTCCACCGTAGCCCAGTGCTAATACGGCGATTTTACCCTTTGGTCGTAGCTCGCTGTTTTCTCCGTGCTTCTCGACGGTACAGTGGAACATTTTACCGGCGGTAGAGCAATATATATCGCCACCTGCGCGGAATACGTCCAGTACCCAGTTTTCGCCTGCCAGCCACGCGATAACGCGGGCCTCGATAGCGGAAAAGTCGCAGACGTGGAAAGTATGGCCGGGCTTTGCGATAAACGCGGTACGTATAAGCTCGCTAAGCACGTGCGTAGGGTTTTCGTAGTTAAGTTCAAAATCCTCTAAGTCTCCGGCCTTAACCAACTGGCGCGCGTAGTCTAAATCCGTTAAATGGTTCTGCGGTAGGTTCTGCACCTGCACCAGTCTGCCCGCCCAGCGTCCCGTCCGGTTAGCTCCACAAAACTGTAAAAGTCCGTGTATTCTGCCGTCGTTACAGACGCATTTAAGCATCGCACTATATTTCTTGTTAGAGGTCTTGCCCATCTCTTTGCGTATCGCTAAAACGCGCTGCGCTTTCGGCCAGTACTTTAGCGACGCTTCCAAATCGCCTAAATCCTTTTTGTTGAGGCTTCCGATAGTTTGGCCGGTGGCCTTTGCTATATACTCCTTAATCTGCGCGGGGCTGTTTGGGTTTTCCATACCAGTAAGCCGCTGCGCTTCTGCAAAAAGGTGCGCTTTGTATTCATCGTCGAAGCGGGCCGCGTTCTCGGCCAGTTGTCGGTCTAACAATACGCCGCGGTCGTTAATACGCTGGTCGTAGTTATAAAGCAGTTCGTCAAATTCGGCAGGCTCCAGCCTACGTACTTTTTTTAATATCTGCTGCTCTGTATCTACGTCTCTAATACAGTACTGCTTAAATACCTCCCATTTATCCGGCGCGTCTGCTGGCAGGTGTCGTTTGCCCCGGTTCGGGACTGAGAAATAACGTATAAGGGCCGCGCCCTCTTTCATCTTGCCCTCTGTCAGCCTCAGCACTTCGCCACACTGTCCCAGCGATAACGGTAAGCCCATACGGGCCGCGCGTACCATCGTGCATTTCCATTGCGCAGGCTCCATAAGCGGCCAGCCGAAATAATGGCTAATACAAATGCGCTCAAATGCGGCATTAAATGCGGTCTTAACTACGGCAGGGTCGCGTAACGCGTCGATAATCTCGGCCGGTAGTTCTTCGCCCATCGCGAAATCGCAGCAGACTGCTGGCGCGTTGTCGATGCTGTAGGCAAATAGCAGTATAGTAAAGTCCGGGGCCTCGACGTAGCGATATACGCCGCAGCTTGGCAGGTCGTTGCTGCTATATGTCTCTATGTCTATACCCAACTCTTTCACGTTTACCCCTCCCTCAGCTCGTTAAATCTTAGTTTCAGATTAGTAACCAGCTGCACGCGTTCTACGTCGGCGTTCCCGGTTATGCGGTTGCAAACAAACTGCACCGCGCCGCTAAGCAGCATAGCGTCTATACTTCGGTCGGGGTCGAAATCTTCGCCGCCTCCGGTTTCGGCGGTGTGTAACCACGTTGCCGCTGTTATCAGTATGTCGGCCAGTTCGTCGCTGGCGGTGTTGTGTATTTTAGCCTCATACAGCGCGGTAAATTCCGCGTCCGGTAGTTTATTAGCCTCGGCACTTAAAACGCGAATATCGGCCACTTCTGCGCCCTTATCGACGGCCTGCCAGTATTCCTGCTGCTCTGTACGTAAAGCAGCGATACAGCCAAACGTACTAACGTCCTGCCCGCGCTTTACTGCGGTTGCGTGGCTTCTCTCTGCTATGCTATGAATAAGTTTATACATATCGTAGAAATTAAAAGCCCAGCGCGGGCGCAATCACACGCCGGGCAAATGGTTATAGATTTAATTCTTGTCCGATTTTTCCGATAGCCAGCAGGCCCAAAGAAATAATAATCATATTTGGGTCTCCGTCCGGCTCCAGCATCTTTATATCAATCTCCACGCTATCGGTAGCGTCCAAAGCTGCGTTAATTTGCGTCGCGGCTTTTGCATCTAAGGACGTAGCGGTAAGTTTGATTAACGCCTGCTATTCTTCTGTAAGCGGTATTACTAACTGCTTCATACTTACAAATCGTCGTCGTCCTCGTTGTCGATGTCCTCAAAGTCACTCTCAGCAGACGCGCGGCCGCCCAGTCTGTCGTCGTCCTTAAACTTCATAATGTTGTTAAGGCCGCAGGCTACACCACGATTACCGCTAACGTCGTAGCCATAGAAAGTTACCGATACGTAGGCCCAAACGCCGCTATAAATCTCGTCCTCGTCGGTAATAGGGTTCTTGTGCTTATCGCACACACCCGGACGCGTATTACTCTTAGCGTTGATAAAGTAGCAGTTTGCGTAAACGTCGTCGTCCTCCTTGTCGGTGTCGCCATCGCGCAGCGGCAAATCCAGCTTTTTAGGCTCCTTGCCTCCCCACTTAGATACGGTGGCCTGCTTCTTAGCGGCCTCGATAGCCTGCTTAATAGCGTTTACGGTCGCCTTTTCCGATTTAGGGATAAGTACGTTAGTCATATACTTTCCCGTGCTTGCGTCTCCGTCCGGTGTGTACTTGTTAAATACGTGTGTGTAGCTCAATCGGCACGGGCCGATAACTACCTTAGTGTCCTTTACTTTTGGCTCTATCATAACTTTTACGTGTTAATGGTTTTACTTGTTGTTATCGTTCTCGTCGTCCTCGGTAATTTCTACCTCGTCGGCTTGCGTCTTACCGGTTAGCCCCATAATGGCCTTAATCGTCTGCGCGTTCTTGAAAATCATTCGGAACGGTGCCGCGCTTTCCTGCACCAGCATACGCGCTGAGGCTTCGGTAATGTCGGAAACCTTACCGTATAAGGTTGCTAAAATCTCGTCCGCTACTTTCTCGCCGTCCTTTGCAGGTACTTGGGCGATAACCATAAGGCAGCCGCCTGCCTCCTTAACTGCGTCGCTAAGCGCGTTTGCGCTATCTACGACTTTCTTTGCTTTGTCTGCCATATACTTTTTATCTTGTATCGTCTCCCGGAATACGCCGGGCCGTTTTATTCTTTTGTTCTAAATCCGTGTATCGCGATACCCAGCAGCAGGGCTAAGTATAGGGCGTAAAACGGATGCTGCATAACGAAATCAAATAAAGGCTGCATAGTTGTTACTCGATGCCGCTAAAGTCGTCGGCTATTGGATTTATAGCGGGGCGTTTGTCGCTCGCTGGTGCCAGCGTTGGTTTGCCCTGCGGTTTAACGATATAGTCGCCGCAGATAGTGGCAAACTGTTTCTTACCTGCCAGCTTTTCCAGCTCTGTAATGGTGCGCAGTTCCTGCGGCTTGTATATGTCCGCTGTAGTATAGCCCGCGTTACTTAGAGCTGAGGCCGCGCCGCTTATGTCGGTAATCTTTCGGACGCTGCGGCCCTCTACGATTTTCCAGCCCGGTATCTCTACGCCGCTTAACGCTTGCTGTAGCGCGTACTCCTCGACACCTGCCAGCCACGTTTTAACGGTTGCCAGTCTTGGCAGCACGTCGTTAGCCAGTTCTTCCGGGGTAAGTATCTTATCCGCGTAATCTTTGGCCATCGTAGTACATTGGTTAGCCAGTGCGCGGCAGCTGCTCTTTACTTTGCAGAATTGACACCAGCCGCCGGGGTTCTGTGGGCCGTCTCCCTTATAGGCTTTTTCGGCCGCGGGGATAAGTACGGTTTCCGTCCAGTTGGTAAGCTCCTTAATAGATAGCTCCCACTCGCTGAGGTTGTCGATACGCGGCTGTACTATCGTCATACGCACGCGGTCTATATGGTACTCGAAGCTAAAGCGGGCAAACGCGCCTAACGCGTATATCATCATCTGCGGGTTATTCTCCGCGCTTACTCGTACACCTTTGCCGTACTTAAAGTCGATAACCTCCATACAGCCGTCGGCGATAATAATAGCGTCGGCAGTTCCGAAAGCCTCCGGTACGTAGTCGCTAAAATCTAATCTTGTTTCTACCAGCAGCTGCGCGTCCGGTGTTCTCTCCAGCGCGGCGTTTAATTTCTCCAGTACGATAACCTTATAGGTGTCCGTATATTCGTCCATTTCGCCGCTGTGGTACTGCGCGTCTAACTCTGCTATCTCGGCCTGCTCCCCATCGGTCGGCTGGCCTAAATACTCTTTTAGCTTCTTAGCGCAGTAGGCGTGTGCTAAACTACCCTCGGCTGCATAGCTGCTGCCGCTGTCCTCTACTGTAGCCTCCAGTCTTGGTGCTGCTGCGCAGTTTATCCAGCGGTGCGCGGCAGACGGGCTTAATAATGCGTGTGCGCTCATAGGCTAAAAGGGGCAGGTTTCGGTTAGTTCATCGCCTTTAATCTCTACAGCATCGCACGCGGCGATAAACTTAGCGCGGCTTTCGCTGTCGGGTAATGCGCTTGGCTTCTCGGCACCGCAAAGGGCTGCTGTATTCTTAAACCACGCCGTTAAGCGTTTGTGCCACGTCTTGTAACCCTCGCTGTCCGGCTTCTCCTTGTAGTCCTCGCCCTCGATGCGCTTACGGGTTCTATCCATCGCCGCGCGTATATCTACCTCGGTGTATTCCTTTGGTTTCTCCGGCATTGGTTCGGGCTTGGCCTCTTCGGATGCTGGCGCGGTTTCCTCTGCGGCGGGTGCTGCCTCGGCTGTTGGCTGCTGCGCGGCTGGTTGGTTTACTTGCTTTGGCTTAGCCTCGGCCTTTGGTTTTCTCTGCGGCTGCTGCGCTGCTGGCGCGGCCGTCTGCGCGGTTGTAACCAGTCCGGAAAGCATCGACAAAAGCGCGCTATCCATACCGATATTAACCTGCACGTTAATTTGAATTGGTTGCATAACTTTACTGTGTTATAATTCGTTGATAAACTTTGTAAGTTCCTTAATCTTATCCTGCTGCTCCCAGTGCGTAAATAATCGGGCAGCTGTGAAGCCGGCCACCAGTGTGATAACCTTAGAGGAAACCAGCACGTAAACCCAGCTTAACGCCGGCAGCTCGTCGTCGGGTACAGCGAAAAAGCCGATAGTCGTAATAAGCCCCAGCACGAAAAGCACGTAGTAGCGATAATTTGAAAAAATCTTTTTCATACTCTTACGATTAAATTGTTTATAAATAGGTGGCTTCCCAGCATTTAACTATCTGCCTCCCCGTTGTAAATTTTGCGCGTCCGGCTTTTCTTACGTTGAAACGTATGCAGCCGTCCTGCTCCCAGCGTTTTACCGTGTGACGCTCCACGCCTAAAAGCTCTGCCGCCTCGCGCTGGCTGTAGCGTCTATCCGGTTCGCATACTGGCTTAACTGGCACCATAGCGCGTAACCGATAACTGTAGCCCATCGCTTTTGCAGGCAAAGCGGCAGTTTTCCATCTTCTGCATAGCGTAGGCCGTGTTTTTTTGGCTATCCATATCGTAGCCATCCGCGCATTGCGTAGTAATGGTGTCCCCATTTCGCATAGCCCTAAGACGTTCGCGGGTAATCTTTTCGACGGGTTTTACCGCCATTTCACTAACTTTCTGCGTCATTTCCTCTAACTTTTGTTAAAAACTTCGTTCGTTCGTTGGTACATTAAGAAAAACCGCCTATCTTTGCCATTGGAAAGTATGCGATAGCCGGCTAAAAAGTCGGCGGCCTTTCTTATGCCCTTTCGGTTCGTTCGTTTGTTCGTTGGTGCAAAGATAGAGGTATTTCGGTAACTTCCAAAATTTTTAGGCAAAAAAGTACCCGTATTTCTCTAAATTTAACGATTATTTAGAGAAATACGGGTATTTGGGCGTATAATTTAGTTTGAAAGCGTATGAAAGACTATGTAGGTAAAGCCGCAGACGTGCGTAACCGCATTAACCTGCTGCTAAAAGAAAAGGGGTTATCCCAAAATTCGGTAGCTGGTGGCGATACACCAACCCAAAAACGGTTAAATAGCCAGTTAAGCCACGGCAGTAATATATCGCTCGATACAGTCCTGCGGGTGCTGGATGCCTGCCCGGACGTATCGGCAGACTGGCTGCTGCGCGGTGTTGGCGAAATGTACCGCGCCACGTCTCCGGCTGTTAGCGCGCCGGTAACTGGTGCTAATAGCGTAACCGGCGAAAACGCTACAGTAATCGGCCAGCAAACCGCGGTACTGTCCGAAACATTCGTGCGCGATATGCTGGCCGAAAAGGATAAGCAAATACAAACCCTATTACAGTTAATGGCAAAATGAAAAAGTTATTATTCGTGATGCTGGCCGCTTTCGTTTGCGTTTCCTGCTCTAAAGACGAAAGCGATTTAGTCCCTAACGACGGGCAGTATATCGCACGCTCCGGCGATATGGTTGTATGTATGCAGCTTAAAGGTGGCCGCTGCTCTTACTTTGCACCCTACATAAAGGGCCGTATTTTCCATAGCTGGACTAACGTAACTACGTCCGGCAGCTACCCTGCGTACACATATAGTATAAAAGATTTTACCGTGCAAGCGCGTTATAGTAGCCTCGATGCTTTTACGGCTACGCTCTCCGGTGTTCTCCATACTGAGGAAAGCGACGCGCTAAATACTGGCCAGTCTCTATATATCGGTGTGCCTGCAAGTATGCAGTTTAACTTAGATAATTCCGTACTGGACGCTAACGGCGACGGGGTGCTGGATAGCCAGCAGTAAACTGCAAATTTTCAGCAAACAAGTTTTAAGTAATTGTAAATGGCTGTGTTTTAGGCTGTTATAAAACTCCGATTTATATTAGAAGGAATGTTGCACAAAGACACAGCATTGGTCATGCAGTCGTGGAACATATCGGAGCATCTGCTCGCTGTGGACAATGACCATGCGGCATGGTGTTATTATCACCGTGCTGTAATTTTGGGATGGCTCGGACGGATGAAAGAAGCCAGGGAAAACAAATGGCTTGAAATACAACATCTTCCAAACAGCAACCCCGACAGGCTTGTGTATATGTCAAAAAAATATACGACCGAGCACAATGGCGACAGCGCGAAATATTACATAACAAGATTGCTCGACTTTTGCGACAATGACAAGCACTGCAAACAATACTATCGTGATTATTTAAGAATAATAGCCGTGTCGCTTGCCGACGGCCCAAGCAAAGGCAAGGTTCTTCTTCACAAGCTGCTGAGGGCAAACCCGCGCAATGACCTCTTGCATGAATTGCAAAAGAACTGGAAGGCATTTGTTGAGTCACTACAGGACGTGTGATGCACTGGCAAACTGTGTTTCGGCACTGAAGAACGATGATTTTATATTTATTCCACAATGAGAAAATGGGCATTATATGGCTCATATAATATTGTTGCGTTTTTAACAATAGTTCGTTAAAATTTGAGATAACGGCTAAGCGGCTTTGCGCTGCCAGCCAAAGAGTTCTTTGATAGTATGACTAATTAACTTTCGGTTCGGTATTCTCCGACACTTGTCGAAAATTAAATTAGCGATGTATGTGCTTGCCATGACCTCCTTGAAAGAAGCCATGGAATACGGCATCCCATTTTCCTTCATCATCACCTTTGCCACATTCTGTGATGCGAATGATGCATTGTAGGAAAAGTCCAACTGGTTCTTGTGTCTTGCCTGGCAATGCGTAAGGCCGGTGTAC